TTTTCATACCGCCTTTGGCCATGCCCATCATCTGCTTTTTGTCAGATGCCATGTCAGCTTTGGAGCCTTCTTGAGCACCTTTCTTTTTAGCGATCATTGCCATGAAGCCTGCGTTCATTTTGGAAGCCATAGTGTCACCACCCTTTGAAAATTTGCGGCCTTTGTCGGCCTTGTTGAAGTCCTGTCCCACGGACTGTGGGACTCCTACTTTCTTGGCAAACGCTGGGTTATTGGCCACCGCCGCCATGAAATTGTGTTGCTTTTTACTCGTGCTTGGCATCGGGTTTCTTCCGACCAATAAGTTCAGAAAACGGTTTGCCAGCGACCATCTCAGCTATACGCATCAAAGTCCACACAGCACCGATCAAACCAAAAATGGGTGTAAGAAATTCCAAAAATGATCCAATCGCAGCTACCACTGACACAAGGTCAATGACGTTTTTAACGGTGTCCTGAGTCTGTGTCATATCAGCATTTCCAAGCCCGAAGGCTTTTGTTGATGCGGCTATTCGGGTCATTGGCGGTCTTGGCTGAAGTCAGCTTTTTCTTCATACCCGTCATCCGGGCACAGAATGACTTCTTGCGGCTCCCACCTTCTGGTTGAGGGGCTTTCAAACCGGGTTTGCCCGGATTGGCTGCGTTGTATGATGCCCTCCCCTTGGCGTTTAAACCACCTTTGGGGTTCTTACCCTCTTTACGCGTCCATGCTTGGCTCATGCTTCTCTCCAAACGGTTCTGGGGTAAATGGATTCCCTATCCTCTACAACGCTGCACTTGTCACAGGCATGAACAAACGGCTTCTGAACATACTTAACGCTATGAACATGGCAGAACTCACCGCCGCAGTCGCACATCAGTTTCTCTACGACCCACGTAACTGGGGAGGTTTTAATCGTACTCATGCTGCGGTACTCATCGTTTGCGCTGCTTGCATAGAGGGGTAAAGAACGTCTTTACCAAAGTCGCTCTTGAACTCGTGGATACCCATGTGACCTAGTTTGATAGTCGGGTCAAGCCAGATGTCCAAACCCTGCTCCCGCGCACGATCACAGAAGAGGAAGTCCTCACCAATGTAACCTTCGGGGGTGCATTTGAAGTCAAAGTAAGCGTACATCCGCTCTTCGGTATTCGTGTCCTTATGCTCCCACTCAGGGTGGGCTGTTTTCAATACTTCAAACACGCGCCGCTGGATCATCATGAAGCCAGTTGCTACACGGTACGCCCTGACCAAACCAGCTTCATCCATCGTTACTTTGCCCTGCGGCCCGTTTACACCATACCCACCATCCAAGGATACGATGTAGACCTTGCCCTCTTTACGGGCCTCATACGCACCAGCAACAATAGCTTTTTCCTGATTCCAGCACATCAACCGGATAATGTCATCCGCCACAAAGGTCATGTCCGCATCAATGAACATTAGATGATCGCAGTCGGACTTTAAAAACTGATGGGCGATAATGTTTCGTGCGCGGGAGACAACAGAACAACCGCACAGGCTATTAACCTGTACGTCTATTCCATGCTCCATTAGCTTTTGACCAAGTTGCATCAACGATATTGCCATCTTCACACCCACTTTATGATCGTAGGCGGGAAGGCCAATCATTAACTTTTTGCCAGCTAGGTCGAAACCTTTTTTTAGTCGCATTTTTATCCGTAGAAAATGGTTATACCAGTTTGATTTGTCATCAATACGTAAATTCCGGTATAGGCAACAATACCTTCTCCCGGAAGCAATACGTTTTGGTTTTGCGGTACGCCAGAGGTAGTAAGCGCAGCCGTATCAATAGAGGTCATCCAACGGCCTGTCGTGAATGTGCAAGCTGTGCTGGCGGCAATGGTACCTGAGTTGATATCGGTCAGCGTAAAAGTGTTGGCGTCCGCAACTGTAGCAACTTTGTAGTTGCCGTTAGTAGCAGAAACGCCAGAAGCGACAGCGAACGTAATACCGACCTGTTGCCCAACCTTTAACCCGTGTGCAGTGCTAGTAACCGTAATAACGGTGGTTGAACGAGCATACCCCGTAGTTGCAGCAACGGGAGCCGTGGTCGTGTCGTATAAATTTATGGTGCCAGCCGTTGCGGACGCTGTAAAACTAAAACTTTTCAGCCTGTATCGCCCAAGAACCGCAAAACCGGTGCTATTAAGGTGCGCTGATAGTACGTCTGTTTGCATAGTTAATCTCCTTGTAAGTCAAACAAGGGGCCGAAGCCCCCAGAAGATTAGCTGAATGGCGTAGCAGCAGTACCGGAACCAATCAAAGTGCCGTTGACAGACCAGAGGTTAGCAGCCAGCGGAACCAAGCTAATGAAGCTACCCCGTGCTGCGCCGCCCGTAGTCGTGGCATTAAGAGTGATGATTGTCCCAGTAACTGAAGCAAAGGAGTTAGAGACGGTAGACACAACACCTAAACTACCAACGTATTTGTCTGAACCACCGCAAGTTACGGTCTGAGCCGTAGCACCAGCCGAAATTACATTGAAGAACAACCTAAATTCAACGCCAAGGTTGTTAAGAGTGTTGGGGTCATTACCGGGGCCAGTACCATTCGCATTTGCCGTAGCAACAATGGTCGGCAGTGTAATAGCGCAAGTCGCAGGAACCAACAGGGTGAGGCCACCGTGCGTTGCAACAGAAAGCGTTACAGTAGCGCCAAGAGTAACTACGTTACTCGGGCCTTGATTGTACATACCTGCAAGTGAACGGACTGGGCCGTCGAAAGTCGAAATCGCCATGATGAATCCTTTGTGTTGTAGCACATTCCCGTACCGTCTCTACAAAGTCTGCTGGGGCAGTCTGTACGGGTGAAAATTCCCAGATAAGTAAAGCAGGTGGACGCTTTAAGCCGTCTTTTAATGGCTAGTTCTTCATTCTGCCATCCACCCTTGAATCATACTACATTACGAACCGGCTGAACCAAAGATGCCTAGCGGGTCAGAAACACCGAACGAATACCGTTCGCGGCTCTTGTAACGCACGTTACCGGTGTCAAAGTCTCCATCCATACCCGTAGCAAGCGGGGTGCGGACAAAGTGCTTCAGGCCATTCGGCACATCCGTGGTCAAGAACCAACCATTGGTGTCGGTCAGGAAGTGATTGACGCAATACCCACCCGGAATCGAACCATTGCTCTTGAGTGCATTGATGTCGTTGTTATTCGTGCTAACACGCAGTTCCGTTTCCAGAAGACGCGTAGCAACAAACATCAACGCCGGTGGGATTACCAGCTTGACCGGTTTCGCAGCAATAAGCAGACCGCGCTCATCCGTCCAACCAGCAATCTGAATGACAGCCGCCTCAAGCGAGGTTTCATTCAAGTCAGCAGAAGCAAGGATGTTGCTGTTCGTGCCGCCAGAAACCAGCGGATGCGAAGCCGAACACAGAACCACACCGTCACCGTAAGTCGGGCCACCAGCAAAAGCGTTGTTAAGGATTGCAGCAGCCTTAACTTGCTTGGTGTAAGCCATAGCACGAGCCAGACCCTTGGTATAACGAGCCGAAAGGCTGTCATACAGGTTATCTTCAATCGCTTCTTCAGTGATTGAGAAACCCAGAGCAATGGTTTCGTGTTGGTAACGAGCCGTCCAAGCTTCCTGTGCATTGTCGTAGGAAATCGCGCTGCCTTCGTTTTTCACCGGAGCAGCCGAAAAGCCCGACAGTTTCGTTTCTTCTTCAAAAGAACGCTCAGAGGTTTCTGTTTCAAAAATCTCTTTGTGTTCTTCGCCATACTTCTTGTACTCAAGACCAAACAGGGCATTCAGCCCCGGAAGGAGTTCTTTAAGTAGCTGTGCGCGTGAAATAGCCATGATTTATCCCTTTACGCTAACGCAGTTGTGTTGCGATACAGATGGGCGAATTGGTTCCAAGAAACCAAAACTTCCACGAACGAACCAGTAGCTGGCGCGGTATCGGGAACAACGTCGATGATTTTTACAGGAAGCGTAGCGGAGGCCACACCAGCATTTTTAACGCCTTGCGTACCATCGCCAGTAGTCGTGCTGCCTGTGACTGTTTGGTAGACGATATCGACGTTCCCACCCACTAGGGCAGCACGGTTCGCCTGACTAGCAGACGGAGCGGCATCAGCGGCGGATTGAATTGCCACTTTCATCACCAGATCAGGATCGTCAGCAATGTAGGCAATAGTGCCGTTTGCGCTATCAACAGTTTGGGTAATCGTAGCCGGATAGTATTGCCCGTATACGCGCTGCCCAGACGAATTGATGTAGCTGCAACCCATGAAAATACCAACAATTGCCGTTCCAGTATTGGTAACGGTGTTGTTGTTAATGCAGCCATTGGTGGACATGATCACGCAATCTCCAAAGAAAATATTGGTAGCGTGACCAGACGCAATAGCCATCTGCCGCGTGGAGCCAGCGTAAACTTGCCCCCCTAGCAGATTTACGGGACGAAACCCGTAAGCGGCTGAAACAGTAGGATAAGCCATGTAAAACTCCTAAAAGTTGTTTAAATGTTACGTTATT